CACTATCATCTTATAATTTCCTGTAATATGGACTGTCTTATCTCCCTCTACTATCTCGTAATCGTCACTTTTCGACTTTTTTACTGTAGTGCCGTCTGGGTGAATTTCTATGAATGTTCCGGATTTATGATAGATGTGTATTCTTTCTGAGCCTGGCGTGTCATCAAATTCCACATGATGGCCCGATTTGGTGCTGATTACATTATTGTGTGGGTATTCTGCTGCATATGGAGTAGATGGTTCATTTGCGGTTGAGTCCAGAGAATCCTTCTTTTCCTGTACAATCGTCTCTGAAGTATTGTCTCCAGTTGCAAGTCGATTGACATCAGATTCTCCTAAAACGCTCCCGTTGGGTAACAGAGAATCTTTATTCTCTGTAGGGTATAAACCAGCTGGATCGGAAAATGAATTTTGTGTATTAATTTTAGTTTGAGGTTTGCCTGGCACTGTACCAAAAATAATTGGATCTTCTGCAGAAGTACCATCACGAAAAAAACCAATTACCCATGCACCAGTCACCACACCAGTCGGAGATGTTCCAAGACCACCAATACTCGCAGAAGTGATTGGTAATATCGGTGATGCCCAAGGTAATAAATCGATATCTACTTCTTCTGTATGATAACCGAATATCCTTACCCTGACTCGACCAATCTTCTCTGGGTCATCGATATCTTGGACGATACCCTGCCACCAGATTAGTCCCGCATTCATCAAACTATCCATAACTGACTCCAGAACCGTCTTTGACTAGTTCCATAGTCATGGTATAACTTCTTTTTTGAAATGAATGTTTTATCGCAACAATTAACCAATTACCACTATAATGTTTGTCTTCCTCTGGGCCTTTTGCATTTTCTGGGGGAGTGAGTTCTGGAAAAACTAATTTAATGACATCTCCCGAAGAGATGCGACTGTCACCAAACACATCTATTTTTATTTTGAAGTTTTTAAATATTTGTTCGTTTGCCTTCGACTGCAAATAAAATTTATCCTGTTGATAAGGATTTAAAAAGTTTTCGGGAAGTAAATATTCATTGGTAGGAGTATAATTATAAGCTCCACTTGCCTGCAATTTATTCTCCGCAAGTTTTGGAGAATACTTCTCATCCCAATAATTATAATCAAATTGTTCGTAGGTTCTTCCAATTAAATCTACAGTCTTTGCTTTGGTTGCGTACATTCCAGATGTTATATTATCTAACACAGAAAATTTAGATATAACGGTATAATCAAGTAATTTATTCTCTTCTTCTGCCTGATTACCTGTATTTGGAACTGCCCTCACATATTCTTTTAGATAATTTGATTCTGCCATCTGTAGAAGAGGTTTATATCGATATTCATTAACAGTTTCAAAAAAGTAATAAGGTGCAGAATAGGTATTAGAAAAGGATTTATTCTTCAACCAATTGATTGATCTGAATGGAGTCATGTTTGGGACTACCAAAGATTGACTGTCATCGCTGGCAGTTATATTGATGTCTTTTTCAGATTTTAATTTCTTAAATATTTTTTTAACTATTGATGAAGAACTTTCTTCCCTGTGGCCAGTGCAAACTCTTTTTTCGAAATTAGTAATAAAATCTTTAGTAGTCATATCCAATACATAAGAAATGACTTCTCCATCTCTTTCTATGTTTGTGATATTATATATCACTAAATCTAACTTTATCGGATCTATTGGGTCTTCATCTGGCCCTGTAGTCATTTCTAATTCTAACTCTACAGATTCTTGGCCAATAATCGGAATCAATCTGATAAAATCATATGTGTCTGCAATGGTAGCCCGAACAGATAGACTTTGAGAAAATATATTTTCATAGATGGACAGTTCAACAAAAACTGCACCCAGATCTATTCCTCTTCCTTCTGCATGATATACCTTGAAACTTTTTACATCATACTGACCAGCAAATTTCATAATTTAATAACTCTTTCATATTCCTTTACAAAGTCATCGACAATTTCCGGTTTTATCAACCTAACTACGCGATTTAATTCATTCAGTTCTGTCTCATAATCATACTTGGAATACATTTCGTATTGAAATCTGTCGAGGTTATTTTTTAGTAGGCTGTATGTTTCTGGACTTATTTTTGTAGAATTTGTTTTGTGTACATAACAGTGGGGAGTAGTTTCTGCCGACATCAAGTCTCCATATTTTTTTGTTATTATATTAGCAAAAGAATTAGAACTCAGTGGCCATTGATCATAAAAACTTGTTATATTATTAAATACTAATATTGTCCAGTGATATAGTGGAGTTTTGTAATATAATTCAGAAATAATTTCTGGAGTATCTCCTTCCTTTAATGTATACTCATAAGAAGATGATGGCGCAGATTGATATTTTTCTACTACTTGTGCAGATTTAAATATATTTTTTACAACTCTATTTTTTTTGTTCAATAACACATCGTATGAGACATAAGGAACTTTATTGAATAAACCTTTACTTGCCATTTTTAAAATCCTAGTGGTATATCATCTCTGGTGACTTGTTCATTTTCAGAGAAAGTCAAAGATAATTGAATATTTGCAGGATACCCATCTCTAGTCAGTGTATACCTTCCATTTGCTCCGTATGTCACATTACATTCTTCAAGATTACATGGTTTAAATTTATGCATAATAAGTTTTACTTCCTTGCCATCATCATTTTTTATAACATATTGAATATCAAATGATTGTGGAATATCGTAAAATCCGGTAGATATAATATTCGGTAACATTGCTTGTCGGAAAGTCTTTATAATTTTATCTAAATCTTCAGATTCTTTTTTAGATTGTGGAACTAAATTATATTGAAACTGAAACTTTCTAAATTCTATTCCTTTAAATGTTAAATACTTTGCTGCATTTGCGGCCCTACCAAAGACTGCTTGGTTTATTACATCTCCTGCCCCACCGCCCAACATATTACCACCAGTCTGAGTTAATTCTGCCTTTAAAGATTCGAGAAAATTGCCTCCAGCGCCGACATCCTTTAAATCTGCAAAATTTCCACCAAGAGCACTAGTCAAACCGGCACCAAATGTTCCAAGTGTATTGGAATCATATTGAGCAGTAGTAGGCATTGCAATGTTTTCTGGAATGAAAAGTCTTATTGTCTCTTTAGTGGTAACTCTGTTAGTAGATTTTATAATGACCTTATCGGGGGGATTCTGTTTTGCCTGTTCTTTCTCTTTTCTCATTTTTTCGATTTTCGCAGATGCTTCTTCTGGATTAGAACTCGCAATAGTAGTTCCAATCTCCGTCCAATTCATATCAGCTATCGTTTCTCTGGCGTTTGATTCTTCTCTAACTCTAAATTCGATATAACTATGAAGATCAGATGAATTATCTCCAAGATTTGATGGAAACATAAATTTTTGTGCTTTAACTTTTGCCGCGTTTATATTTTCCTCTGCAGTTTTCGCTGGATTGGTAGTAGTAGACTCTTGATCGAATGTAGTTACTTTTTGCTGAGAGAATCTTTCTTTCTGTTTAAGTTTGACTTCACTCCTAGTAGCCATGAGATTTTTTCCTTATAAATACTTATTTACACCTATTATTTATATGAGGTTTTTGAATGTTTCGGAAATTTACCTACAAAGGTAGATATACTCCTGAGAATCCCCAAAAATACATAGGTGATCCACAGAAAATTATATATCGCTCCAGTTGGGAGAGAAGATTTATGGTATATTGCGACAGAAACCCTTCTATTCTTTCGTGGGCGAGTGAAGAGATTGCGATTCCCTATATGTCTCCCATAGACCATAAAATACATCGTTACTATCCAGACTTTATTATAAAAACTTCAGATAAAGTTAGCATGATAGAAATAAAACCCAATCGCGAAACCAAACCCCCCAGAAAAATCAAAAACAAAAGACGATACTTAAATGAAATCAAGACTTGGGGAGTCAACGAGGCGAAATGGAAGGCCGCGGAGAAATACTGCGATATGAAAGGCTGGGATTTTAAAATAATCACAGAAAAACATATTCTACCGAAACTAAATAGTTAAAACTGTGGAGGCAACATGAGCGAAGAACCAATGTGGACAGATGAAGATGAGAAAAGAATGGATGTCATCGGAAGTAATGGTAATGACGGCGAACATTACGCCGTAGTAGAAGAAAAAGAAAGACAAGAATCCGCACTTGCAGTAGGATTCGCTCGAGCCGGAACAGAACTTGATGCGCTGGAAGGCGATATTCCTTCTGCATACGATGTTCCACTAGAAACACTCAATCCAGTGTGGAATAGATTATTCGCAGAGAATAAAAGTTTAGAAATGTTCCAAAGACTCAGGGCAGAAGATCCTGTACACTTCAACGAAACAGAAGTAGCAGGCAGATTCTGGTCATTATCAAAGTATGATGACATCAAATCAGTCGATATGAACTATCAAGACTTTTCTTCAGAACCAATGATAACAATTGGGTTTCCTATTGGAAGACCAAGACCAGAAGGTGCGTTAGATATCTCTTTGTTTATCGCAATGGATCCCCCCAAACACGATCTACAAAGAAAGACAGTATCACCTGTAGTATCATCAAGAAATATGGCTGGTCTGGAACCTCTCATTAGAGAAAGAACTGGTGCAGTATTAGATTCACTCCCAGAGAATGAAACATTTAATTGGGTAGACAAAGTTTCTATTGAACTGACCACACAAATGCTCGCAACTCTCTTTGACTTTCCATTCGAAGAACGTAAAAAGTTAACACGATGGTCTGATGTTGCGACTGCAGTGCCGGGCGCAGGAATTATCGACAGCGAACAACAAAGAATTGACGAATTGGTAGAATGTCTACAATATTTTACTGAAATTTGGGAAATGAGAAAGAAAGAACCCACAAATGACTTTGTTTCTATGATGGTCAAGGGAGAACACACAAAAAATATGGAGCCAATGGAGTTTCTGGGAAATCTTCTTCTACTGATTGTGGGAGGAAATGATACTACAAGAAATTCTATGACTGCTGGTGTTCATGGACTTAACCTGTTTCCGACAGAATACGAAAAGCTCAAATCAGATCATGGATTGATACCGAATATGGTATCAGAAATTATTAGATGGCAAACCCCTCTCGCATATATGAGACGAACCGCGAATAACGACTGTATGATCGGAGACAAAGAAATCAAAAAACACGATCAGATTCTTATGTGGTATGTTTCTGGTAATCGCGACGAAGAAGTATTCCCGAATGGAGAAGATTTGATTATTGATCGTCCCAATGCCCGCAATCATCTGTCGTTTGGGTTTGGAATTCATCGATGTATGGGCAACAGAACCGCAGAACTACAACTCAAGGTTCTCTGGGAAGAAATTATGAAAAGATTTGATCGAATAGAGGTTGTAGGAGAAGAGAAACGCACATTCTCATCATTTGTCAGAGGTTATACTGAATTACCTGTTCGCGTTTTTAGAAAATAGATATAAATAGATCATGGCAGACTTTAGACCACTACTCAAACGACTTGCACAGAAAGGCATTCAACCGAACTCAGCGGCGGCTAGAGAGTGGTTTAGTAAAAAGGTGAGGCAAAGTGCAGTAACAAGTGCATTGTCTCGCCAGCCGGGTAGGAGAAGTCTTTTATCTGACTCAGATAGAAAGGCGGCAACCCCACAGATAGGAAAAATGTATTTCTACAATTACGATCCAAAGTTTAAGGACAAATTGCCGTACTACGATGAGTTTCCGCTGATATTCGCAGTGGATTATTTTCCTAGAGGGTTTCTGGGGATGAATTTGCATTATGTATCTCCCAGAAACAGAATGTTGATTATGAATAGTCTGAGTAATATTGCCACAAATAAAAACTACGACTCCACTACCAGACTTGCGTTATCATACAGAGTCTTACAGGGTGCAAGTAAATTTAGTACAATTAAACCATGCATTAAAAGATACTTATACAATAATGTGAGAAGTAGTTTTGTGACGATAGACGCAAATGAATGGGATATTGCAATATTCCTTCCAGTACAAAGATTCAAGAAGGCCAGCGCCAGTAAAGTCTGGTCTGATTCTGCGAGAGGATAAGAATGGCTATTAACCAAATCATTATACCAAATATACCGAAAGTTCCGACACAACAACAAATAAGAACTGATATAGGAAATGTTACTTTTGATTTGCCAGGCCTCGGAAGACCCAGTTCTCCAGATCCGTCAAAAGATACCCCAAAGAATAGTCAAAGTAGAAACCTCAACAATGGGTTAATGCAACAGAGGAATCCAGAATCGCGAGGCGACAAACCAACTCCCCAAGAAAATACTAATGGTAGTATTTTACAAAAAAGAGGCGGCCCATTTAGCATAAATCAATTTACATCCAGAGTTTCTAATGACTTATTAATACCCAATAAGTATACATTAAAGATAAATCTTCCGCCGTCAGCGATAACATCTGAACTAAGTGGGATGGCCCGAGATATATCTTTGAGGATAGATAGTTTAGAATTGCCAGGAAAGAACCTTGCTACAGAAGAAGTTCAATACTATGGCCCACCAAGAAAAACTGCGTATGGAATGATTTACGAAGACTTAACATTTAATGTATATTTGAGTAAAGATTTGAAAGAAAGGGATTTTTTTAGTGCATGGATGGATTTAGTTTTTGATTATAATACATCTCATGTTTCGTATTATGATGAGATCAAATCCAAGTGTACCTTTGAGTCTTATGATGCATCGCTCAATGAAGAGAAAAATGTAAATACTTCTCCAAATGTGAGGAATAGACTAAACGCAACAGAAAATGATCAACTCGAAAATTATGTAAAATATTCAGTAGATTTCGAAGAAGCATATCCAATTTCTATTGGACAGATATCATACGCATATTCGGCCGAAGATGTTGCAAGATTACCTGTCACAATGGCATATCGTAAGTGGAAAAGTCTGACTAAATAATAGTAGTGACTTATTTTTTATTATAGGAGATTAGAATGGCTCTACCTAAGTTAGATACGCCAACTTATAATCTTACAATTCCGTCAACTAAAAAGAAGATTAAGTATCGACCTTTTTTGGTGAAAGAAGAAAAGATTCTATTGATGGCTAACGAAGGAGACGATGTTGAAGAACAAGTAGATGCTGCGAAACAGATTATCACAAACTGCATCATAACAAAGGGTGTTAAAGTTGAAAGTCTCGCAACATTCGATATTGAATATCTATTT